CCACTGCGCCGGTGACAGGTTGGCGAAGATCGGCTTCATGATCGGCACCAACATCGCGCGCTTCTGTTCGTAAAGCGGGTCGGTTGCGGCCAACGTGTTGCCGAGCTCGGTCAAACTGGCTCGAGCGGAAAGCTGTGCTTGCTCGGCCGCCTGAGCGGCCCGCTGCTCGGCGGTGTGCTGTTCGGTGAACTGGCGTTGCAGCCCTTGGGAGTTTCGCGTGCGCGCGATCTCCTTGGCGTACTGGGGCGTCACTTGGCCCTTGGCAACCGCTTCCTTGAGATCCGCGTGTTGCGCCAGTGGGTCGCCCACGGTGCGCTCTTTGCCGAGCAAAGTCGCAAGGCGATCGGCCACTGCCTCGACCATTTCGAGGGCTTTTTCCTGCTGCGCGGGGTCGCCCGAGTTGAAAGCGGCCAGCCATTGGAGCGTTTCCCCATACTGTTGGGGCGTCGCGCCGGTGGCTTGCACCCCGTTCACCAAGTATTCGAAATCGGTTTTGACGGCATCACGCTCGGCCGTGATCTCTTTCGTCGTCTTGATTAGGGTTCGGATGCGCTCCTGCGTCTCGACCTTCAAATCCTTGGGGATCGGGTCGTTGAGCGGATCGGCCTTCTTGGGCTCGGCGGCCTTGACCGGCTCTTTGGTCGCCGGATCCTTGACCTTTTCGGCTTCGGGTTCCTCGGTCTTGGCACGCTTCTTGAACGTGCCATCGGCGTTGCGCTCCGCGCCGCGCGCTTCGGCTTCCGCGTCTGTTTCTTCGCTTTCCGGCGCATCGGCCAGCAAAGGGTCCGGGGTTTCATCTCCCACAGCTTCGTGTGCTGTGGGAGACTCCACCGGCTCGGGCGTTTCGACGGCGGTTCCATCAAGAGCCGCGTTGACGGCATCCATCACTGTTTCATCGGCCATGGGGTTCTCTTTTTGTGAGTGAAATCAAGGCCCCGCGCCGCCGGGAGCCGCAGCTCCGGGGGAAGGCTGTGGGCCGGCGGAGGGGTCCGGCGGCGCGGGGGGTGGGGGCGGCTGGTCGGCGGCAAGCGCGGGCTGCACCAACATGGCGGCGGCTTGCGGCGACAAATCGCCTTTGAGTGCGACGGTGATCTTCGGCATGTCCGGCGGCGGCGGCGCGCCGGCGCCCGGCGTGCCCGGCGGCGGGGTCTTGGGGATGAAACGGTCAATATCCGTCTCGTCTCCAAGCCGAATCATGGTTTCCTTGATGAGCTCGGTCAGCGCATGGGCCATCGGCAGGTTGCCAGATCCCAATGCTTGCTCGATCTCTTGAATGGTTTCCTTAATCATCGGCAAGAGCGTTGCCCACGCCTGCTGATCGCTGCTTTGCTTGGGCTTGCCCGTGGTGCCGGCGTCGATCGTGACTTCAACCAGCGTAAACAGATCCTCAATGTCCATGCCTTCCGGCCAAAAGGCTTTAGGCCCGGCCATGCGCTGAACGTCGCGCGCCTGAAGGCATTGCAGACTCGTCTCCGCGGTGTACGTCGCCAGATCTTGGAGCATCCACTCCAAGTTGTCGCGGTTCGACGTGGTGCGCGCGTTGGTGCCGCTCTGCTGGATGTTCGCCTCGGTTGCCGTCTTGGGGTTGCCCGGCCCGTTGATGGCCGCGGACAACGCTTCCTGCACCCCGGAAAGCCGTTCCATGTCGTTCAGGATGTAGGTCGGGTCGTAGAGCCGCGGGTCGATGCCTTGCACCGGCTTTGGCGCGAACAAGCTGGCAAGCGGTTGATCCGGATCTGCCGGCCGGAGCGCGGTGTACTCCTGGTGCTTCGATTCGGTCAGCTTTTTTGCTTCCGTGTCATCGAGCATCGTTGCATTGAACAGCACGCCGGGGATTGAACGCTCGCGCGTCAACCGGAAGTTTGATCGCGTCGCGCTGTACTCGTCTTGCAACTTGTAGAGGCGCCACGACAAGGACTGTGCGTGCCTCGAGCCGTCCACTTCATAGAACGCAAAGTAGAAGTACGGGTAGAACCTTGAGGCGGGGTAGGGCGGCGCGTAGGGCTGCTTGGCCCATTTCTTCACGCCGTCGATCATCGTGCGAATCTGCTTGTCGCGTCGGTCCCATTGTTCGACCACGCGAATGAAAGCCGGCGATTCGGTCGAGGACTGCGCCGTGGTGAAAGCTTGCGCGCTCTCGGCCGTCAACATGCCCTGCGGCAACACGTTGTCAATGTCCCGCGTGGTCATTTCCTTCGGCACGCGCTGCCAATAGACCTTTGCCGCTTTGATGTCCTCTTCGGTCAGATCGGGAAAACGCGACAGCGCATCTTCCTTGTCGATGAACATTTCGTTCGCGATCCAATCCGCATCAAGGTAGTCCTCGATGTTGGTAATGTCGGTCGAGACTTGCACGTTCTCGGTCGGCATGTAGTCGATCACGAACATACGTGTGACTGCAATTTCAAGTTTCTCGTGAAGTTCGGCCATCAGGGATTCTTTTTCGGCGATCTCGGATTCAACCGAGTCCGGGTCGTTCATGTCCGGGTCGTCGAGGATCTTCTGCTGCGCCTGTAACCGCTCCATCGTCTCCTTGGCGTCGTTGAGTGCCTTCTCGACTTCAGGCTGCGGGTCCTTCTCGGACACCATCAGGCATTTGAACCACCCTTCGCCGTTCGACAAGACCGAGCGCACGCCTTTGCGCGCAGCTTTTTTCAGCTTGCCTTTTTTCCAGAGGGTTGAAATGACGATCTCGAGCGTCTTGGCGAAATCGTCTTGCCCTTGAGTGCCTTGAAAATCGACTTGAGGCGCCTTTCGAACCGAAACATCAGGGTCACGAGCGTACAAAAGAGCAACCAGAATGTCGATGAAGGCACCGATAAGGTTCGTGGTAACAGCCCAAGATAGATCCGACGTTCCCGCGGCGTAACGGCGGTCGATAGCAACTTGCTTACGAAAATTCTCGTCGAACTTGCGCGCGTCATCGTATTTGCTCCACCGTTTCTTGACGAGCGCTTCTTCATCCTTGTCGGTGTTGCTCGGAACGTCGAACCCGGTCGGCTCCATGCCGCCGTTTGCGGCTTGCCGCGGATCTGATTGGATGCCGGCGACTCCGCCGGTCAATCCGTTGCTTGCGCCGGACGTGCTCACTTCAGCAAGTCGTGCTCAGGCGCGGCGTTGATGGCGTGCGGCTGGTGGAATTCATCCGTGGGCACATTCGGGGCGACCACCACGGGAATCGTGGGCGGCGCGGCCAGCACTTCGGTCTTGGGTGCAGGCACCGCGACGGGCTTCGCAGGCGGCGCGGAGTCGTCGATCGTTCCGAGTCCGGGGATGTGGGTCAGCATCAGAAAAACCTCACTTGCGATTTGGGCTTGGATCCATACTCGAGCCAGGCTTCCGTAAAGGGCACCAAAGATGGCCGATTGTCAAGCACCGGCACTCGCGCGTCAAGCATTTGATCTATGCCGCGTCCGATCAACCCGCACACGTCGGCTTTGTCATCCCATCGGCCGGCGGGGAACTTCACCAGCTGATCGATCACATCCTCCGCCCATTTGCGCTTGAGTGGAAAATGCACCGTCTTGGCTGTCACCCGCGCGTGGAACGATTGCAGCTTGATCGACTTGTCTTGGAGCGACGGCAACGATTCGATATGCACGAAGCGTTGAGATTCGCGCATGGCGCGGCGAATGGCGGGGCCGATCGCTTTGTCGATCACGCCACCTTCATTCCAGTGCCGCACCGGTCGATACAACCCGACAAGTCTCACCCACGCAGCGATGCTCTTGTCGGTTTCGCATTGGCCGCTCCACCAATCGAGGAACCACAAATCTCCCTTGTTGTCCATGCCGACAACCCCATGTTCGGTAAAGTCAGGCTCTCGCTTGCCCTTCTCCGCGGCCATGGTGGCGTAATCCGATGCGGTGTAGATTCGAAGCGATGCCGGCCGCGCCTCGGGTTTGTCGGGATCGTACATCGAGGGGTTCATGCGTCCACCGGCGTCAAATCAGGATCATAGCGCAGGAACATGTCGCGGCTGAAATGCACGCCGGTAAACGGCGCGGGCCGTTGTTGGTATAGCGCCGACCATGTGCGCGCGGCGCGTGGGTTGTCCCGCCATACGCTCCAATGTTCTTTCGGGAACCATTCGGGCCACAAGAATTCCCCTGGCTTTCGACCAAGAGGGTCGTCCTTCCGCTCGGCTTCCGCGGGGATGCTGAGCACATCCCAATGCTGCCCGTCGCGGCAATGAATCAATCCGCTTTCGCCTTCGTACCATTCGGGCAGA